ACGAATCCTTACGGATTCGCCCTCTTGCTAGCAACCGTTGCTAGCATCCCCTACCCTAATAGGAAGGAGACCACCTATAGATTAGCTGCGACGCTATAGGACGTTCTTGGCGCTCGTAATCTCCAGTGGGCAGCGCGACGCGCTGCTTCGTTTGGAGCCACTCGTACAAGCCGTATTCGTCATCGTATCGGTAATCAGCCGAACGATACTTAACGGAAGGTACTTTCCACTCATCGCGATGAAGCGACCGGTTGAACCGATCGGGACTCACGGGAGAGAGAAAAGAAACCTTTGCGATGTGGACATCTGCCCTTGGTACAGCTCGCCACAGTGTAATCCTCGAGAGGATCGCATCTGCAAGTCGAACTGTCTTCCAGAGACCGGCTGAGTAAGCCCGGTTCCGGAAAGAGGCAAATGATTTCACGAGCGTTGCTTCGGCTGATGATGAGGGTACCTCCTTACGGAGGCGAACTACGCTGACCGGATGGCCATCGTAGTACTCTTCACCACAAGACTCTCTGAACTTTCCAGTCCAGAAAGACTTGGATCTATTGACCTTGAGCCCAAGGGCTTCAAGGCGGTCGATCACAGCTTGAGCATGTGCGGTGGGGACGATTAAGTCATCACCGTACACGGACACCTGACCCCATAGCTGTCGGGGCGAGGATACAGAAATGCCGCTCTCCAGTAACACGGATGCGATCACTGTCGTAAAGACCAGTGCCTCAACCGGAAACGTGAGAGCTGAGCCCATGGATGCGAATTTCCGGATGGGGTGATGAACCCCACGGACGTCCGCAATCCTACTCCTTGTTGCTGATAGGTACTCCCCAAGGTGGGGGAAACCGTCAACAAGAAGCGCAACGAGTGGAACAGACACACGGTCTGAAGCCTCTGAAAGATCGAGCGTTGCATAACGCCCGGTCTGAGAGGCTTCAAGAGCCATGTGCTGATTCCTGCTCTGATCCGTAAACCCAATGACCTGGCCCCACTCGGAAGTGAGGACCTTTTCCTTGATCACCTGCCAGAGACCCTGCTGTGCATACTGCACAGAAGAGGGTTCAATAGCAATGATTCTTGGGGTCTTTTGAGTTTTTGGAACATGAGTAACCCTCACGGGTATCTCGTCACAGGACTCGACGAGACCTGGGTGAAGACCCACTGGCAAGTTGGAACGATACCTCCACGAGGGAAATACCGACTCAAGCCGGTGAGTCCAGTAAGGAAAGCGACCCCTCTCAGGGTGGCTCAACTTATCTGCAACACTACCAGGTCCATGTTTCGGCCTCAACTCAAAGTGAGCGATCTCGCGATCGAGCTCTGAGAAAAGGGGACGGAACATCTTCGTTGCCTTCTTGAACCAATACAGATGGTGAACATCCATCTGCGTAAAGTCAACAGGCACCGAAGCGTCAACATCGAGATAAGCTTGATACGCGGCATCCACCCTCGCGGGTGTACATTCGCGCTCAATCTTACTCGTCAGGTAGCAAACCTGACGAATGGCCCAGATAGCGTCAGCTTCTGGGTCATCTCGTAGCGTACCATCAGGTGCGAAGATTAGCTGAAGGAAACCTCCGAATAAACGGGGGAGACCGCAGCGATCGGTTTTGAAGCCGATCAGTGCTGTCGTCAGCCAATAACCAGCTGCAAGGCTTTGTTCAAGAGCCTTAGCAAAGCTGGGGAGGGTGATCGTGAAGAACGAATCACCTTCCTCTTCGTGCCGCCGAGATAGGGTTAACCAATCTCGGGCGGTATCTACAGCAAGTGCAGAACCAACGTCCTGCAACACGGTTTGGTGGAGTCTTGCAAGGCTTTTCATCATGCCTCCTTCATTAGGGGGTCGGTGATCCTAGCCTTTCAACTCACACGGATTAGTCGACAGAGCGCGAACGCCGATATCGACCGCGGTAGAAGCCGAGTCTGTTCAGCCACTGCTTCCAGAACATTTCCTTGCGGAATAGTCTGGCAAGCTTTCTCTTTTCCTTGCGGGAAAGAGGAAGGCTAGAACTCGCCGGCAACGACCTTGGTCGTATTGGCGTTGGTGCTTGCGGTGTGCCATCCGAGGGCGGCCACGACGACATCTTTCACCTCCGCTTCGGTAAAACCGACGCGGGGACGATCGATGACGAGATGGGCCGTCACGGAGTCCTCCGAAAGGAGGCCAGAGATCGGGTTCGTTACGACCTTGGTAAGCGTGAGCTTAGACAAGGACCGGTAGCGATTTCCCGCCGACTGGGACACCTCGAGGCGAACGCCGTTTGCGCGATCGGTGAAGACGGAACGAGTCTTGTCAGACTCAGTCTTCACCAGCGTGCGAGCGTTCGCTCCGATAGTGACTGTCTGTGGTTCGGTGAGCAAAAGGATTCTCCTTTTCAGTTGTTGTTCATGTTACTCAGATGTCGATCTAACGACCTCGGGACAGTCCCAAGGCCGCGAGGATGGCAAGCTGAGAGGTGTTCAAACCTCCGAACGTACCAACCGTGAACCCATATGGATTTGCTCTCACTCGTTTGTAATACGTCCCTTCAGTCAAGCCGTACAGTTGATTGGGTCCAGTCCAACTCGCGTTGGTGGAATTACCCCAAATCATCTGGCGGTACTTGGCTTTATAGGACGCATACGCGTAGTGGATGAGCAGAGTCTCGTCAGTAGCAAGAGAATTGCTATCAATGGTTCCCTGAATGTCAAAGAACCAGTCGACGAGCCAGGACCATGGTGCGAGCTGCCAAAGCACAGACGGCGTAATACGAACATCGATCAGCTGGTTAAGCCGATCAATATAGGTATTATCGTCGAATGACTTCGGCAGTAGGGTGACGAAGGAGCCGGAAAAGTTAAAAGATGAGTCAATCGTCTCTATAACTTGACCAGTTCCAATAGCGTCGGTAATGTTGCCATTAATAGGACTGATACCCGAAGGTACCCTCTTATTAAGGTCACTACCCCCGTCACGGGGACCCGTGTAGACTCGAAGAGACACGTTGTCAAACTGACGTGAATCTTGGAATCGAGGACCTCGCACATGGCGCCGAACAGGAGTGCCAGTGATGGCATTCAACTTGTGCTATGCCCGGTAAAGGGAATAGCCCAAGTCTCTCAGTGTGGTTACGAACGGTATCCAACCGAACTGGACATTAAGATAGTCCGAACCAACACTCCGAAAGAAGTTACCTTTGTCCCTCATGAGGGCCGCAGGCAATAACTTAGGGAGACCTTCTCGAATCTCTCCGAGAAAGGTACTGAGACTGAATTCGGCAAGAGAGGGCCGCGCATCTGCCAGAGCCCGCTGCGCGAACGCAGCGAGATCTGGCGCTGAGTCAGGACCGATCCCGCCAGTCCAACCGCTAAACAAATGCGATTGGCCAGTAGGTAGTGTCCATGTCAGCAACCCGTTTATCACTTCGTGACGAGTAGTACTCGTACGACGATATACTCCCGAGATGGGAGGGGTTAGATATTCCCATTTCCGATTCACGAACGGGCTCCCCCTGTCGGGGGGCAAGTTCGGGTATCCCCTCTTTGCAAGCTCTGCTTGGAAAACAGAGCGTTTAGAGGAAAGGAAATGAGCATAAGGATCAGCAGACTGATCGGAAACTATAACGCCATCGACAAGGCGTTCATAGTTACCGACAATCTCCTGAACCTTGAGCGGCGCCAGAGCGTTAGACAACGGGAGA